ATAGTGTATTTCACGGTCAAATAACTTTACATTTCTTGAAGTTGCAAGAATGCGCACCCCGACTTTTTCGGGATGTTTGTTTCGTTTTGAATGGATTTGATGTTTTAATTTATACTTTATTTTCAATAAATTGAAAATCACCGGCGAAAGCCCAGTTTAATTTTTTATTTATATCTTTCCACTTGGAAATCTTGGCCGTTTTGCAAAATCGTAAACGCTATTACCGCCAGTTTCCGCATGATGGCAATTAATATCAATTTTATATGCTTCCCTTTATTTTTCAGACGCCCTACAAATTCAGGGAAGGCATTACAACGATATGCAACAAGTGCAGGCATATAAAGGCTTTTCCTTATTTCCGAACTTCCTATTTTTGATATTCTGCTTTTTCCGTTCACGCTTGTTCCTGATTGAAATTTTCTAGGGTCTAGGCCTAGATAAGCCGTGAACTGTCTTGCATTTTTAAATTCATGTCTTTTATAGGTTGATAGCAATACTGCTGTCGCTTGCTCGCCTATGCCTGTTATTGTTTTCAGCCTTTTGCGTAGATTGTTATAACTTGGATTGTCTTTGTAGAACTGGAGTAATTGCTTTTTGACTATCTGTATTTGTGCTGTCAGGTTTGAAATAGTTGTTTGAATATGGGATTTGATATAGTCGGGTGCTTCGTGTTGTTTAGCTTTTTCTGTTGCGCGTTGCTGTTTCAGATAGTCTAAATATCGGGCGATTTCCTGTAATTGCTTCTGTTCTTTTGTCGGCGGTTTCCATGCTTTTAATTTGTGCTTTCGGTCTTGGCAATATTGGGCTATCAACTTTGCGTCTTGTGTATCTGTTTTTGATCGTTGTAGTTCTGCTATCGCATATCCTTTTATCTTTCGTGGATTCTCTACGGTAATTGTATATCTTGAATAAAGATATTCGGCTAATGCTTCGTAATATGTGCCTGTTGCTTCGCACACGCAATGGAGCTTATCGTTTACTTTATGACTTTGTAGCCAATTTATTAATTGTTCAAATCCTCCTTTGTTGTTCTGAAACTTCTTTTGATAATTTTGACCGTCTACAATCAAACAGCAATCTATTGTGAGCTTTGAAACGTCTATTCCTAAGTACATGGTTTAACCTTATTAATTCGGGCTTTTTGCCCTAGATAGTGTTCAAACTTAAGATGTACGAAAGCCCACGCTTCTATCTTTCTTACAAGCTGTACGCTTTGGCCGTACTTTCGAAGTCGTGGGCTTTACTTGGTGTTTCGTCAAACGCCAAGCCCTCAATGGGCTGATTTACTCATTCAGGGCTTGAAGCTTATCGCCTTTGCCGTATCTGATTTTATTGGGGTCGCAGGTTTTGGTAAAGGTTTCTGTTGCGACCCGAATGTCTGATTTTTTTTGGGCGTATCTCAGTCTGGAATCACTCCGTTCGGGGGTTTCCGGTATTGAAAAACAGTTCATAAAAAAGGAAAAGGGGGTATTCATAAAGATTGGGTAAAAAGCGCGCCCAATCTTTACAAAGCTTCCCCCTTTTCCTTTTTTCTGCCCTATTTTCCTGCACCTACAACCCCCGAACGAAGCGATTCCAGACTGAGACACTTTAAAAAAAACAGTCATTCTAGCAATTAACCCCCTTCACTCAGCTCAAGCCATCCTGAGGGGTAGGGATTGAACTTTCTGCTTTACGACTCCGCCGCCAATTCCTTCAAACGGTTTTCCGCGCTCTTCAGTTGTCGTACATGAGATTTTGCTACGGCTTTCCGCCCATTACGAGAACTTGCGGCTTGTCCGCTTTCGCGGACTGTTCCACCTGTTCCGTCCTTTGCTGTTCGTCCTTATAAGGATTGAAAGGCAACCCGTTTTTCACATATTCTTTACACATTATCTTTGTTATTTCTTTCAAGGGTGTTCCTTGATTTGAATAGCATGTGCAATCTGATTTTCCGCCGTCTATACATCCGGCGATTTGCTCAAAGGTTTTTACTTGTCGGACTGTGTTATAAATAGGCTTGCTTTCGGGCTTTTCGGGTAAAGTCGGCACAAAGTCTTCAGGTTTCAAATTGTCTGAATTTTTTAAAGGCATTTCCTCTGATGATGCAGGCTGCTCCGTCATCGTCTGCACAACGCTTTCTTTTTGCGCTTCCTGCTCAATCCGGCTGTCTGTGGCTTTGCTGTAAACTTTAAAAATGCCGTAACTTTTCCAGCCTACAAACCCTACAATCGCAATCAACGCCCAAACCGCCCAAGGTACTTTTTTCTTGAACTTTTGGTGCTGGCTTGCTGATTTATAGTATTTAAAGGCTTCTTTCGGCGGTTTCCAACTTGCGACTTCTACGCCGCTTACGCCTGCGGGATTGTCCAACGAGGTTACGCATTTATACCAATAATACTGTTTCATTCCGATTGCCTTGCGTTCAAGGTGTACATGCTTTGAAACAAGGTTGCGGACGAATATATCAAGTTGGCTCGGGTGCTGCGTCATCAAAATAACGGTATGCCCGTGATGGCGGAGTTCTGTCAGTTCCTGAATATAAGGCGGAACGGGACGGCCTGCCGCGCGTACCGGATAAGTGTAGTGCGCTTCGTCAACAATCAGCACTGCGCCTTCCGGTATGACATCACGAAGCGGGGCGGACATGATTTGCTCTTCCGTCAGTTCGTGGGCTTTAAACTGCCGTTTATCCAATCCGTCGATATGGCAGAAATAAAGCGGTCTGTCTACCTCTGTGCCGTCTTCCAATTTCATTTTGAACAATCCGTCTTCGTTGTTCAAAATCATAGAGACGACGCGGGAGGTTTTGCCTGTCCCCATGTTTCCTGTAAACAGATAAATCATGCTTCTACCTCATCCTGGAAAGACAAACGTCAGTTTTTTGAATGCGTGCATACCAATGAAGAACGAGAATGCGCCGAACAGGTAGCCCAACCCCTGACCGAATCCCGAAATTAAAAGAAGGTTCAGTATGTCGGAAGGCATGGAATTGATCGCATTTGACGTGTAGTCTTTGAACTTTTCCAGCGCGATGAGATACCCGGCATAGGTTACAAATGTCAGACCTGTTGCAAGGATTATTCTGACAATCAGCATTTTCAGAAGTATGCCTAAAAGTGGAATCAGACCGGCAAGTAATGGCATTTATTTCCCCTTCAACGAACCGAAAACGACAAAAGCCGACATAATGATAAAGGCGAGCAGTACGGCAAAACGGATTTTTTCGGCAAACACGCATAACGGCTCATAGCTTGCCTGATATTGCCTACCGAAAACATGAAAGGTTTTCGGCTGCGGACATACGCCGTTAGACGGTAAAAAGTTATGTGAAGACCATGTTTTATCGTCTATAACCTGCGGTATGCTTATATCGTGAAACATGCCGTCTGAAGGTTTGCCCATCTCCTGACAGGCTAGGATTTCCGGAAAATAATCGCACAAAAGCCCGCCGTCTTCGCCTTCTTTCCTTTCTTTGCGATGCCTACCGTTTGGGCGGTCCGGAACGGCGGGGGAATCGGGTCTTGTGCCGGGCTGTCCGTCCGTATCGGGATTTGCATCGGGATTCAAATCGGGGTCGGGTTCGGGATTGGGGCTCGTGCCGGGGTTCTCATTGGGGTTCGGGTTGTTTGCGGGGTTTTCGGCGGGCGATACTTCGGGCAGCGGCTGTGCGTTCGGTGCTTCCGCGCTTCCGGGGGTCAAGTCGGGACGCGGGATTACTTGAACATCCACCGTGGTGTTGCCTTGCGAATCCCTGCCGAATGTTGCGACAACCTGAACGGGATTCCCGTTCCTGTCCGTGACGGGACCCATATTCACTTTTGTTCCGGGTGCGACTTCTACTTTTTCGGAATAACCGGGATAACCGGTTGCCTTTATGTATTTGTCGGGATTGGCATCGACTTTCAACGATAAAATCTCTTCCAGCTTTTTGGCATCCATTTCTTCTTTGTATTTTGAATTGCGAATAAGGGAAAAATCAGCCCCATTTCTGAAATCATCACCTTTATTGACCAAACAATCTCCGCCATTCCAATTAAATGTGCAACGATTTAAAACAAAATTATTCCAATCCAAAGAACTTAATTTATTCAGTTCTTCTTTATGCCAATTCCAAAACGGACGTGCCAGCCTATACATTTGGCTTTCCATCAATTCTTTGACTTCGGGGAATCTGCTGTCATCGGACATAAGGCGCATAATCGAACTGTCAACGCCGTAGCAGCCATAGGTTCTATTAATACGTCTTTTGTCTTCGTACCAAAGGCAATTACTATATTCGTAGCCTTTTACAAATTTGTCGGTTTCGGGGTCGTATTGGTAGCCTTGTGCCTGTATGTCTTCTTTGAAAGTTTCGTATACGTCATGGGCTAAAAGGGCTGTTCCGACATAAGGAACTGCCCTTGTGCTTAATTTCGCGCCTAAGCGGGCAAGTTTGCCGACTCCTGACAAGACGGCGGCGCGGGAAACTGATGCAGTTACTTTAACGGGGACTTTTTCAAGAGAGCGTGCGCCTGTTGAACTTTCTAATACATTCAAATTCAAACTTTTATCAAATTTGTAATTATATTCTGTATGAATTCCTCCTCCCTCACCTAAAACTTTGTATGCCTTAAATCCATTATCGTTATATTTTTCCGAAAGTGCATACATCAATTTCCCATTTTTAATTTCTAAATCTGCTGAAAAAGATTTAGCACTCAAAAGAAACAGAAAAGAAATTATTAGAATCCGAAACATCAATTTTTCCATTGCCAATAATGAAAAATGAATCATCCTTGAATTTAATTTCAAAGCAAGATTCATTAAAATTAATTCTATTAAAAAAATTATGACATTTATCCATTGAGAAATTTTTCAATAGACCAGTTTCTTTCAAATAACAATAAAACACATAAGAAAGAGGCCTATCAGGATAAGATTCTGACAATTTATCTAAATCAGAATTTGATATATAGAAAAAGTCACGTTCATTTTTATTCATGGTTTCAAGCCTCAAATGTCTAATTAAAAGCCTGATTTTGACACCATAACTTCATGCGCTCAATTCTTAAACAGAACCGCCCCGATTAATACGGGTACGGAAACGCCGAGATAAAAATAAAAATCCATCATTTCAAAACCTTTTTCAGCAGGGAAACAAAGTAAACGGACGCGAGGATGCCGAATACTATCCAGCCTGTTTCAAGACCGCTTTGCAGGTTGTCTTTCGGACTGCATTCCGCCAATAAAAGCCTTAGCGGCTGACCGTCCGACATCTTCCACAGGCTGCCGTTATATTCCGGCCTGACAATCTGTCCGTTTTCTTTGATTCTTGGTACTACCAAGCTGAAATAAAGGTTTTCAGCCTGGTGCTTCTCAAGACATTTATTTCCGACTTGGTAGTACATGCCGTCTTACTTCATCACTCTCTTAACGATGGAAAATACAAAAAGCGCGGCGAAAATGCCCACTACAATCCAACCGGCTTCCATACCGTCCGCTTTTGCGGCTTCCAAAGCGTTTTTTGCCGTATCGGGCAACGTTGCATTTGCATGTGCGGCCAAAGCCAGGGGAGCAGCTGTTACAACAGCCAGTTTTGCGCCGTATTTACGGCAGGTGTTAATAAATTTCATGATATTTTCCTTCAAAAAGTGTTTGGCGGTAATGGATGGAGCGTTTTTCAGACGACCGCCGAACATCCGAAAATCAGTCTTTCAAAAATCCGAATACGACAAATTCGTATTGGTTGCCGATTTCTTCCAAACCTGCGTTAATCGCTTCTTCGAAGTCGTAGAAATAATCGGCATTGGTGATTAATTTGGTATGTCCGATGTCGCCCGTTTCAGGAGAGAGATACAGAAAGTCCCCTGTTGATACGGACTGGACAACATAGACTTTCTGCATTCAATCAGCCTTTCTTCACGAGTTGAAAACCGATGACTTTCAGTTTTTGGGTTTTGCCCGTAGTGACGATTTCTACGTTCAGGTTTGCTTCGATCGGAAATTGGGCGTTTCGGAACTGCTCGAAATTGGCAGAGCCGCCGAAATCGTATTCAGTAGTAGAGCTGCCCAATGCGTTGCCTTGGGAGCTGTCTAAGGGTGTGGCGACAATCAGGCAGCAATAGTCGAAGCTCTTGCCTTCGATTTGTCCGTTGATTTTTTTAACGCCGACGATGTGGCCTTGAAGTTGGATGTTCATTTTTTGGTTTCCTTGTGTGATTAAACGTCTTTCGGGCAGACACTTTAAGCCCATGAAATCGGTAGTCTTGCGAATTTGTCGTAAATGAAGTTGTTATAGCTTTCTTCATTGTTGACGTGTTTTTGCTGTTCAAGCTGTTTTTCAAGATTCTCGTAATATTCGTACATATAGTAAGGGTCTTTGTACGGTTTGAATGCGGGCTGTTCATGAATGGCTTGAGCTTTCAAAAAGGCGCAGTCGTAGGCTTCGGGAGCCAAAGACTTGGGCAGCTTGTGATGACTCGGCTCAATCAGTTCAAACAGTTTGGCTTTGTCCAATTCGGGAAAAATGAATTTCAGACCGTTTGCCGCACGTCCGAACTGTTTTTTTACCCATTCAAGGTAGCGGTCGGCTGAAATGACCTTATCTTCCTTAACCGCGTGTATGCGCGTTGCCTTTTGGGCGAATCGTTCGCAAATCGGATATGCGCCGCCGAAATATTCGCCCGGATTCTGCAAAACTTCGAAAGGGATAACGATGTCTTTTGCTTTGAATTCAATTTCAAATCGCGTCCATGTGCTTGTTTTATCGCCCAACTGCTTGCCTTTTTCATAGACGCGGACATATTTGGACGATTCACGGGAGCCGATACCATAGGTCTTGCCTTTGGTCATTTTGGCTTCATCGTCTTCTTCCCAATCTGACCCCAAACATTCGCCTTTTGGTTTGACGTGATGACAGGTAAACATACCTTTATTTCGGTCTTCACGGGCTTGGTTCGGGCTGTATTCGCCGTTGAAAAAGTCTTTTGCGATGTCAACGCGTGTGATTTTTGGGCGGATTGCATTAGTCAGGAATGCGAAAAGTCGTGATTCCCAGCCTTCTTTTGCGACGCCGCAACCGGTGCCGGTCAGTTCGAAAAGAATGGTATTTTGTTGGCCGCCAAAATGGACGCGACCGTATAGGGCGTCTTCCGAACCCATCAACCAACAGCGCTCATAGAAACGACCGCCCGAACCTTTGGATTCTTTGTAGATACCGAAACCGAAAACTTCTTCGGCGAGCATGGACGCGGCGCGAATAAAATCTTCGTCTTCCAAAAGACTTACACGAACGCCGTATTTATCGAAAAAGGTTTTTTCATGAAATGAAAAGCTAATTTGATCAATGAAAGCCGAATCTGATACACCGCGCCGAAGAGGAACGCCTAACAGGTTTCCTTTACCGTCCGTTATGTACGTTTCGTAACATTCGAAGACTTCCTGAACCCTGCCTGCCGTTTCGGTTTCTGTCCCCCCCTGTTAGATAAGGGGGGAAGATTTGAAGCGGTTGCCGGCTTCCTGCCGTCCGATGACGCGTCCGTCATCACGCCGGCAACCGCCTTTGTCATCCCTTGCTTATCTTCCATGGTGCGAATCCTCAAAAACGGGCAAAAAAAAGCCCTGTTACTTGTAGAAAGTAAAGGACGTTAATTTTTGTTAATCGTCCCTTCTTAGGGACGCAATATATAAGGCCGTCTGAAACGGTTTTTCTGTTTTTAGACGGCCTCTTGGCTTAGACCTTGAGAACCGCATGCGTGCTTAATTTATTATCTAATGAAAAAAGTTTCCGGCTTTCAGACGACCTTTTGTAATATTATCGGCAGCGGCTCAATGCCAACTTTAAACCTGCTCCGATTTCTTCAGGGCTGTTATCCAATGATAAAATTACATCGTCTGCATCAATGGCATCCCACGCTTCCAGCTTGACATGGCGGCTCGGGCTGATTTTCAGGCAGCCGTTGTGCAGCCAAATATCTACGCTCATCATGTTTTTAAATAGGGCGCGTCTGGTTTTATAGCCCAAGTTCCCGCATAGCTTGGCAACCCAATCCTCATAGCGTTGCCGAATTTTTTCGGTATCAAAAAAATCTTGGTCTTCTGGACTGTCATAAACGAAAGTCCTGCTGTTTGCCAATGCTTGCAAGACCGTTGTGCCTAAAGTTTCATTGTCGGTATCCAATGGCAGGATATGGGGGGGATATAGGTGGTCTGGAGCATATCGCCCAAATCCTGACCATGTTTGAATAATCAAGGCTCTTTCATTTGCCTTATAGCCAGCCCAATAATCTTGTTCTTGATTGAAAGTCATTTATTCGATCTCCGTAATTTTGACTGTAATGTTTTGACTTTTGCCATACTCTACCACACGTTGCAACTGCAATCTTTGCTCCTTATTAGTTTGTGCGGGTATGGCCAGATGGATTTCGCGCTGTTTGATCATGTCTGCCCTTAACGGTACTTCTGATAATTCATAACTTTTGAAATTTGCCGTCTTATCGATGTACCCTTTCATGGTACTGTAAAGCTGTTCGGGTTTGGACAGGCGTGCCGTAGTTTGCGTATCCAGAGTTTTGGCACTGATTGCCGTGCCTGTACCACGATCAAAATAATCAAATGTTTTAAAATTTTTAGGTAACCTTGCATTGGCAGACAAGCCCTTACCGACATAATCCTCCCAAGGCATTCCCTGTCCTTCAATCCCCTTGCCCCACTTGATACCGACTTCGGATTGGGACAGGATATTTCGCTGTACGTCAGCAGTTTTCGGAGTCAAGGAAGTTTTCACACCCGTTGCCAAGTTTCCCAATTTGCGCGTAATCAGCGTTTCCAATCCCCATACGGCTAGATTTTTCGCATCAGATACTAACGGCGATTCGTATTCTATTGGTGTACCCAAAGATAGGACAACTTTTTTACCAAAATCGGACTGGTAAGTGCCAAACAATTGCCGGCTTCCTTCTGAGGCCTGTGTATAACCACCGGTCATACCTGCCGTTGCAATAAGTCCACCGGCCGCACAGCCAATCCCGGTACTGCACAGACCTCCGCCTATAGCACCCGAACCGACAAAAGTCGTTGCACCCAATCCCATATTGCCCGCACCCTTAATTTTGGTGGCAGCACGGTCGTAACTGCTGCGTATATCATTCAGGCTGTTCCATGTTCCATATTTAAATGCATCCGTCCGCATCAATACGTTTTGTTCCGCTACAAACTGTTTACCGGCATCTTGGAGGTTTTTTAGTCCTTTATAAAGAGGGTCGAAGTCAGGTACGCCTTCCGCGCACCGGGTTAATGCACATGCAGCGGCTTTTAGGCGGTACTGTTCTTCAGCCGATTTGCCTTTTGACAGTTTGTTAAGGATTTGTGTTTCTTTCGGATGCAGCTGCCTATTGTTCCAATCGACATTCGCCCCCACTGCCGCCGTACCGACATTCCCGCCCGCCGCATAGCCGATGACCGCCCCGCCCAGTGCGTTGACCGCCGCTTTGCCCGCCGGACCGAGGTTTTCCGCCGCTTTGTCCAAATATGGTGCAGCAAGGGAAGTGCCGCTGCCGGCCAGTATGCCGCCGAGGCTTCCGGTCGTCAGTCCGCCTGCCGCCCCGTGCAGTATGCTCCTGCCTATGCCGCCTTCTTTCCAGGTGTCGTAGCGGCTTTGGTTTTCGGCAAGATAGGCGTTTACTTGGCCGAGGGATGCGCGGATGGCGGCTTTTTCGGCTTTGCTGTCCGTGTTTTGCAGTTCGGCCTCCAGCAGGGTTCGGGCTTCCTGATACCGTTCGTAACTTTGGGTATTACCGAGTTTGTCGGCAACGGCCGCTACGGCTTGGGCGGCGTTTCTGCCGAACTCCTTCGTTACTTCCCTTTGCAGGTTGATCTCTTTGGCGACCGCGTCTTTGTCGAAGCTGTTTTTCAGACGGCCTGTGTGTTGATCCGCAGTTTCGGTGTCGATGCCGGTGTAGATACGCGCTTCGGTTTCTTTTGCAGTCCTGCCTGTTCGGGCAAGTTGTCCCGCTTCGTCGGTGATGTGTATGTTGCGGGTGTTGATGCCGCTTTTTGTGATGCTGCTTTGACTGTCGCTGTCGCTGCCGTAGCCGGCTGCCAGGCTTATCCTGTCGGTAGGCCTGCCTTGTTTGTCGGTAACCGTGCCGTCCCAGCCGCCGTTCAGGTCGAAACTGCCGCCTATGCCGAAGCTTCTGCCTTCGTAGCGGCTGTGGTTTTGAATGTCGCTGGCAGTAAGGGTGGCCGTCTGAAAAAGGTTTTTTCCTTTGTCTTCGGCACTCTTGCCGGAGGTGATGATACCGCCCTTGAGGTCTGTATGGTTTCCGACCTTGATTTGATAGCCGTCTTCTCCGGCATAAATACCGCTTTGCTCGGTTACGGAGGCATGGTCTGCTTTGACTTTGCTTTGGCTGTAACTGCCGCTTGCACTGAATCCGTAACCGACAGTAACTTGGACATTGCCGTTTTGCTGTTTGCTCTGAGAGGTTTCAGTATCTTGTACACTTTCTATATGCAGGTTGCGCGTATCTGCCTGTATGCCTTTGCCGATGAGCTGCGCACCTTTGAGGGTGGTATCCCCGCCGCTGCGGATGGTGGTTGTGCCGGCCGTACTGCCGACATGGATGTGGCGATGTGCTGCTTTTGTCTGATTGCCGTGGTGGCTTGTTGAAAGAAAG